TCAGCAATGCCGGGCTGACGCCACTATCAACCCACCATTGGTAGGCGTACATGGTCGTCGGTTCTGTTGAACCGCTGTTCTGGCTGACGATTGCCGCCAGGATGCTGTTCAGCTCAGCGCGGAAATTTGCGCCGCTCTGATTGGCTAGTGAGTAGTCAGTCGCTTGAGCCATTAGATGATCTGCCTGCCGTGACCCACGGCCTGGTAGTCGAAGGTCTTACTCACCATGCTACCTCCACTGTTCTTAAAGGTCACGGCAAAACCTGTGCGGGTGGCGCTGCCTATCGTAAAGAAGTCGCCCGTTGCCATATTTTGCGCCGTGATGCCGATGCTAGGCGTTGCATAAAACGGTGTTGGATATGTCACGGTAAAAGCGGCTGCACCACTGCTGAGGTTACGTTGCGTTTCAATACGGCGTTGGAATTGCGTCAGCACGCCTAACTCCTCAACAACAATATTTTGCGCCGGATTGGTGCTGGTAGCTTCCAGTTTGAATTGGAACGCCCGACCGCGAGTAGTGCCATTCACAAACGGCTGCCATTCAGTAAAGACACCACCAAGATCATCAATATTAGCGATCACATCAAAGCTAGCAATACTGTCAATAAGTCCAACTGGGCTGTTGTTTGTCGAGCGAACATACAATGCAGCATTAACCGCACTCAAATCACTGCCATCAATATCATCCCACGTATCCAATAATTCAGTTTGTTCATCAACAAAACTGCCCGGCTCGATTGCTCGTGTCTTGAGAATAAGTTGCAGATCAATGTCATACACATCCAAAAGATCGAGTGTATCGACAAATTGATATGTGCCAGTTGGAGAAATGCTGCCGTAAAAGTCAATACTGCTAATTTCATCAAAACTAGGAATTTCGTCAATCACCCCAGTCGCAGTTAAAGTCAAACCATTCTCGTCTGTGCTGTAAAACATATTGGTGGAGCTGCCTTGGAATGGCGGGGAATCATTATCCTCGCGGTATTCCTGAATCAGCAGCATATCCTGCGGCGCCGGCAGATCCACCACCACGCTTGCTACACCAGCCGATTCGTTGTTGGTGGAGTCCACCGCACGAATCAGGTAAGTGCCTTCCAGCAGTGGAACAATTTTGCGGGTGCTACTACCTGCAACTGCAGGCACAATATCTATGGCTCGACCCCATGTAGCATTAGCGCCAATCTCTGCGGTGTAACGAATACGAATTTGACCACCGATACGCACATCTAGATCGGTTGCTTGCGGCCAATGCAATTCAGCATTTTTATCGTCAATCGGCGCAATCGACAGATCAGGGATGGTTGCCGGTGGCGCGGTCTTGCCCAGTGCATTGAAGCTGGCGGTAACGGTCGCGGATCGCTTGAAACCACCACTCTCAGCCTGCAGTTCAAAGTTATATGTCCCAATGTCGCTGTTGAGAATGTCGTAATCCGGTGAGGTAGTCGAAACGGTTGTGTAGTTGCCGTTATCAAAGCGGTAGCGGAAGATGAAACGCGCCACCCCGGCCTGGGGCGTCCAGCTCACAATTATCTTGCTGAGCACCTGACCATTGTTTTCGTACAGCAGCTCGGATGCCGTTAAGCCGGTGGGCGCAGCAGGCGGAACATCCAACTCTGTAATGTCCCGAGTCTGCAGCGGAACATCACGTTCGATGTAGTCGTACTTCGAGTCCTCGTGCAGTAATGCTGAAATGGCAAATGTTTGCCCGCCGTCCTGCTCCTGCACCGTAAGCACCCGGTAGATCTGGGTTTGTAGTGTGCTGGTGCTGATTGCCCACATCGCCCCAACCGGCGGCGGTAGGTCAAGTGTGCTGGGCAGCGTCAGTGTGCTGCCGTTGAGTGCAGTGCCGTTGATGCCAGTGATGGTCTGGCTGACGCCGGTGGGCAGCATCACGCTGAACTCAAATGTGGCGGGCATACCATCGGCAAACATCTGCTCAGCAGAGCGATCTAGCGTCAAGACCTGTGCGGTGCCACTTTTGATACGACCGGCACGGAAGCGACCTGCCTTGACTGGATCAGCGACCTGGATGACTTGACCGGGGCGCACTTGCGTGCCTTCTGCCATGCCGGTATTGAAGCTGATGACCTCGCCTTGCCGTTGTTCGGCGTACAGCAGCCATTCACCAACACGGCGTGCTTGACCGCGACTGGTGCAGGCAAATGCCTCAATCTCGATCTTGTTGATGCCGTATTTGGCAATTCCGGCAGAGTCCTCCACCATTTCCTTGGCGGTGTCGCGGATGTCCATATCGAAGTAGGACACCACGGCAACGGTGTGGCGCGTCTTAAGGCTGCTGCCGCTGTAACTAAAACCTTCGGGCGTTACGTTGCCTTGATTAAATATAAACGTGGGGTCGGTAGGGCGATCTTGTGCAATGGCAAGGCTGCCGGTGCTCCAGTAAGGCTGTGAGCGGAACACTGAGCAGAGGTCATTGATCAGTTTGTATGCCTCTTCTTGTGTTTGGATATTGACGTTGCAGCTAAAACGTGGCTCCTGACCTCCAAGGCCATCTGGGACCAGTGCGTTGGCGTAGACACTGGCGCTGAAAAAACTAAACTTGTCCAGCGAATCAGCAGTGATGTGGTCGCCAAAGCCGAATCGTTTGCTTGTTAATAGATCCCACAGGATCCAAGCAGGATCACTACACCATTTTTTTGATTGGAAGGTGCCATCCCAGATGCCTGCATAGGTCAACCTGCCATTGGTTGCATTGACGGTGGCGTTGCTGGGGATGGCAATTTTAATGCCACGGATGCGATACGAACGCTCGGGGACATTGCCAAAGGATTGCGAGTCAAAGCGCAACCCAACTAAGGCGCTATGCGGGTGGGCGGTCTTGGCGCGGATAATCTTGGTCAAACTGACCCAGAACATGTCGCCAAACACTTGGCTGCCACCGGATGTGATGCCAGAGTCCCAGTGACTTTTGGTGAGCCTGATGTTGACGGGGCGAGTGGTGCTGGTCAGATCAATGATGTAATCGCGCTGGTAAAGGTTGGTGGTGCGACCTTCAATGCGATCTTCTTCAATCACTGTTGTATAAGCACCAGCGCCGTAGGCAACTTCAACCTTCAGATCAACGTACATGCCAACGATCTGACCATTTGGATGAATTGTCTGCAGCGAGGGGACAGATATTGTCAGGCGAACTGCATCAACATTTGCATCCGAGATTGTGCGTACAACCGGAACCGGATTTTGTGTGCTTGGTAACTCCCAGCCAACAAGTTTGGCGCCAACGCTTACTTCTTGTTCGGTTTCATTGCCGATCTCGCTAATGTATGTCTGGTTTCCGGTGCCGTAGCGGGTGGTTACATTAACACCACGAAAGTTGAAGTCAGCATCTTGATATGGTGCGTCGGCGTTGGCGCCTTCGCGCACGATTGATGTTTTGTCGAGGTAAATATCTTTGAGCAATGCGCGGTTATAGGCATCCGTGTCACGGGTGTAGGTGCGAGCGGATGGGAAGCCTTCAATTTCACCCTCACTGATTAGGTCAACGAGTCGGGAAAACTGCTTTGATTCGAGGTTGTCGGATGCCATTAGACTCGGATCGACTCCGTATCAACGCCAGACGAAATCACTACACTGCCCACCAGCATCTCGCCATAAACAACAGGCACAGGAACGCCTTGCCTAGCTACATTTTGAATCCCACTGAAGCTGTATGACTTGCGTGGGTCGTATGACGAGTCAGCACCCGTCGCTATTGCTGCCGTAGGGGAAATCAGACCGGAAACGCCGGTCAAAACCAATGATGCACCGATTGCCCCAACGGCGGGGAGAAGCGAAGTAACTGCAATAGGCGCTGTCAATCCAAACGTACCAATCGTGGCCGCTGCAAAGGGATTGAATAATGCCAGTGCAATTAAACCAATGCCTGCTGCAATTTGAGCGCCGCTAGCGCCAGCGCCTGTAATGGTTGGAATAATCCTAATTGGCTCAAATTCTGCGGTTGGGTATGTCAACAATTCGGGCTGGTCACCAATTTGCAGCGGGTTGCGACCGACGCTGATTTTGTAATGGTGCTCAGCGATATGCGCTTCGACTTTGGGGAAGTTTGCCAGCAGGAAGCGGATCGCCTCAATGGGCGTATTTACGGCTGCCTTGAAGCTACGTTGCCCCAAGAATTTCGCCAGACTGCCGTAGACCTTGATGACCCGCATCACTGGCACCTGCTTCGATGGCGCAAAACACGCCCCGTCTGCTTCTGATAGTAGCCACCGTAGATGTCGCGTGAACTAAGTCGTCCCCGAATGTGATGCAGGATCAGTTGATCGCCAACGTAAACGGCGACATGGTTTAGCCCCGGTGATCCATCCAGCGACATCAGCACCGCATCACCCGGTTGCATTTCCTGCAGTGCGATCTCGACAAAACCTGCATCGCGCCAGCAATCCTCAAACATCGGGCTGGTGTTAAAAGAC